GGATGGACTAGAAGCTGCGAACTTTGATAAGCTACTGATACCTTACAATGGTGATCAGAATATAGTGGATTGGAATGATGCTAAAGTGGTGGCTAATACTACTTATAGCTTTACATCACAACAGGCATTTAGTAACCTTATTACTCCCTGGACTGAGACATCAGATCCTGCTAACTTATTTAGTAATGGTACTTATACTACTCCTCAATGGGTAGGTGTAGGATCAGGTGAGTCTTATGTATGGGAACTTACTGTTACAGGTACTGTACAGCTAGAAAATACTACTGCAGATAATTTACATATTAGTGATGGAGGTGGTAAAAGAGCTTATGTACCATATTTTGATATAAGAGTAGATAATTTTCATAATACAATATGTCAATCTTCTAGTGGTTTAATTGTAGAATATACACAAGCTAGCCCATTCCCTGCTAATAGCCTTAGCAGTACTTATAGCTTTACTGAGGTATTTACTTTAAATGCTACTACTGATGCTATAGGAGGTATAGATGTAGGAGATCTTCAGCTAATTTTTGGAGGAATAAAAATAAGATTTATCAATGCAGATGGCACTATACAATTTGCAGGTTATGGAGGTACATCATGGCTTAAAAATACATTAGCTCCTGCAACAGCATCTCCTAGTATAACTCTAGACCTCACCTCAATAGATCTAACAATCCGCCCATCTGATAACATCCCTTTGAACAGTGGTATCACTACCATGAACAGCTTTATCCCTGATAAGATTAAGCAATCGGATTTCATTAAGAGTATATTTACAATGTATAATCTTTATGCTACTCCTGATACTAACAATCCTAACAATCTAATTTTAATTAGTAGGGATGAGTACTATGATTCAGGTAAGGCTGTAGATTGGACTAACAAGCTGATGAAAGATAAGGAGCAGTCTATTGTCTTTATCCCTGAGCTTAACAATAAGAAACTAAGACTAACATACAAGGCAGATACTGACTCACCTAATACAGTCTATACTGATGTCACTAATGAAACTTATGGACAAGTAGAGGTAACCTTTGAGAATGAGTATGTGAAAGGCATAGATGTCAAAGAGCTTATCTTCTCACCTACACCTGTACAACCTACAGTATTTGGTGCATTCCTACCACTACTAAATGGTGCAGCACCTAAGACTAATATAAGAATCTTATTTGACAATGGACAGGTAACTGCTAGCAATGTAGTTATAAATTCAGGCTATGATATTACAACAGATACAAATGGACTCTATCCATACCTCTCTCACTTTGGAGGAGCTGATCCATTCAATCCTATCTTTGATATTAACTTTGCAGAATGTCAATACTACTATTATCAGGTAGCTCAGAACACTAACAACAATCTATACAATAGATATTGGAGGAGGACAGTAGCACAGATAAATGGAGGTAAGTTATTGACTGCCTACTTTAGTCTTAGAGAGACTGACATCCAACACATGGCACTGAATGATAAGATAAGGATTGACAATTCATGGTGGAGTATTAATAAGATTATAGATTATAATGCTAATGATTGGCAGCCTACTAAAGTAGAGCTGATTAGCTTAGAGACTGAGATAGACCTACCTCCATTCTTTGGTGGTACTATCACTCCTGTAGGACCAGGTAATGGTACTCAGATTCAATCTATCATGAATACTTATAGGAGTACTACTAATGTCACTACTAACAACAATGACTCTATTATCTTAGGCTCAGGTAATGTAGTAGGTGATGGACTTAGAGCCTTAGTAGTAGGAGATGGTCTAAGTATAGAGAATGATGGCATAGCAACTACTAATCTTACAGTGACTCAGACTATTAATGGTAGACCTGCCAATGATATGCTAAGAAACTATCAAAGATACATAGCTTTGATTAGTCAGACTAGCACCTCAGCACCTACAGTCATAGAGCTAGAGAATACAATAGGACCAATAATATGGACTAGGAAAGCTACAGGGGAGTATGTAGGTACACTATCAGGTGCATTCACTGCTAATAAGACTTATGCTACAATTAGTAATTCATTAGCTGATGGTATTGTAATGATAACTACAACAGCTAGTGATATTACTATTATTACTACCAACCTACACAGCCCTACTGCAGCTAAACATGATGGACATCTTAGTAAAAACACAATAGAAATCAGAGTATATGAATGAAGTAACTATACCACTTAAGATACAAGGCATAGCTCAGATGAAAGCTGAGTTAAGAGAATTGAAAGGAGCTATAGCCAGTGCTACTGATCCTGCACAGATGTCTGCACTTGCACAAAAAGCAGGTGAGGTATCTGATAGGATTAAGGATGCTAATGAGGCAGTCGCTGTCTTTGCTACAGGCTCTAAGTTTGAACAGGTAAGCAATGGACTAGGAGGGATAAAAGACTCATTGATGTCATTGGACTTTGAGGAGGCAGCACAGAAGTCTAAGACTTTTGCTACTGCATTAGGTGGTATCAATAAGACTGATATCACTAAGTCATTGAAGGGAATGATGGAGATGACTAAGACATTAGGTGGTGCGTTTATGAAGCTATCTATTACGATATGGAGTAATCCTATATTTTTAATAGCAGCTGCAGTAATAGCCATCATAGCTGTAGTAGCTTTAGTACTTAAATCTTTTGGAGTATTAGATGATGTAATGAATGCAATGATGATGCCTATTAATATGCTGATTCAGGGCTTCAAAGATATGACAGATTGGTTAGGTCTTACAGCTTATGCTGCTGAAGATAATGCTTCTAGAACTTTAGCTGCTAATGAGAAAGTAACAGAGTCATCTAAGGAAAGAACTGCATCAATGACTGCAGATTTGGGTAGAGAGATTGCTGAAGCTAAGGCAGCAGGTAAAGATACTACTAAGCTAGAGGAGGAGTTAAGCAATACTAAAATAAAAGAAGCTGATAAGAGAAGAGGTACAGCTTATAAGGCTCTAGCTGCTCAAAGGAAACTTGGTGAAGATGCTGATCAGGAAACTATCAAGAAATTAAAGAAGCAGATAATTGAAGAAAATGAGATAATAAAGCAAGGATATTCTGAGAAGAAAATAGCTAAGATAAATGATATTAAAGCTGATGCTGCTGCTGATGCTACTGCTGCTAAAGAAGCTGCTGCTAGAGCTAAACAATATGCTAGTGATAGACTTAATGCAAGAAGAGAAATCAGAAAGCAAGAGATAGGATTAGCAGGTTCTGATATGGAACAGGAAAGACTTACGATAATAAATGATCATAAAGTAAAACTTGAAGATATTAAGAATAATGCTGCACTTACAAAAGCAGAAAAAATAAGATTACAAGAATTAGAGAATCAATTATTTGAACAAAAAAAGACAGATTTTACTGCTAAACAAACAGCTATTGATAAAGAAAATAAAGCTAATAAAAAAGAAGCAGATACTAAAGCCATTACAGATGCTATAGCTGCAGAAGATTTTAGGTATAATGAGATTCAAAGATTAACTACATCTGCTGCAGAGTTTGAGAAGCTACAAGCACAACAGGCATTTGAAACTAAGACTGCAGGATTAAAAGAAAATGATCAGCTTTATCTTTTATATAAAGCAGAGTATCAAAAGAAATTAGATGATATTGATACAGCAGCAGTAGAGAAAGTAAAAGCAGATGAAGCTAAAAAACGAGCTGAGCAATTTGCTACTATTCAAAAAGGATTTGAATTTGCTCAAAAAACATTAGGAGCTATAGAGGGTATAACTAGCTTAGCTCAAGCTAATAAATTAAAAGGAATAGAAAAAGGTAGTAAAGAAGAGGAAAAAATACTTAGGCAACAATTTAAAATTAATAAATCAATGCAATTAGCAGGAGCAATTATAGATGCAGGTAAAGCTATTACAGCATCTCTAGCATCCTCACCTATAGCTATAGGTCCTGTACCTAATCCTGCAGGTATAGCATCACTAGCATTTGCTAGTATTACAGCAGCAACTAATATAGCTAAGATAGCATCTACACAATTTACATCTAGTACAACTCCTAGTACTGATACTCCTCCAACATCTACCACAGCAGTAGCACCTGCATCAGGTCCTAGTCTATTTGGGCAAGCCAATACAGGTAGCCAAGTCAATGCAGGAGGTGGCTCTAATAACATAACAGTAACAGCTATAGTATCTGAGACTGAGATAACAGCATCACAGAATCATATTAATAACATACAAAATAATTCAGTATTATGATAAGCTATCAATCCATAGTAGATAAGATTACTGCTTTCTATGACAATCATGCACAGGTAAAAAAGGTAGGCTCAGACTTTAAGGAGCAAATGGTAAACTTTGCTACTAAAGATGAGAAGTATCCATTGGTTTATGTAGTACCTACAGGAGTTACTCCCTATCAGAATGTCAGTATCTTTAATATAGAGTTATATTGCTTTGATATCATACAGATGGATAGAGCTAACATCACAACTATTCTAAGTGATACTCAGCAGATACTCCAGGACCTATATCTAGAGTTTACATTCAGTGATGACTATGACTTTGATATAGATGGACAGCCTACATTTATACCATTGAATAATGATTTACTAGATTATGCTGCAGGATGGCAGATGAATCTATCAGTAGTGATTCCATCATGGACTAACTGTCCTATCCCTAAAAAAATATATACAGCTTATAGTCAAGCATTACAGTGGGATAGTATACCTCTACAAAATAGTATAATTTTCTTTTGTAATGGAGTACAGTGGGATGTTCAAACAGGAATAGCATCAGGTGAAATAGGTGCATTTGTAGCTATGTGTAATGCTAATCTTCAAGGCTCTGACTTTACTCAATACGGTACATACTTTGACAATGGAGATAACAGGGTAAGACTAGAGATGCCTTATCATGTGTATAATACTTTTTGCCCTAATGGAGAAGTGACTTTGGAAATAACAGCAATATAAACAAAATGCTTAATTAATATAATATAGTTATGGCATATAAGAATACAGGTGAATTTAATGTAAAGTATCCTACTCGTAGGAGGATGGCTAACATCTTAAAAAGAATCTTAAGAAATGATATTGTACAAAACAATGGCACACTAGTAGAATCTATTAGAATCAATGCTAAGGTTACAGGATTCGGTAGCTTAGAGATTGAAATAGTAGCCATGTATTACTTTATCTTTTTGAATAACGGTGCTTTCTTATGGAATGGTGGAGTAATTACTCCTAGAGATTATGTAAATACTTTTACTAGAGAGCTAGCAGCTGCAGGTATCACTAATGAAATCTATAGTCAATATGTAGAATGGATATCTCAGAACTATCCTATCTTAGAGGTAGCTGATATATTAGAAAGTGATCAGAGATTGACTTATACATTCTATGCATTAGATCCTCCTGCAGGATTTACTCCTAACTATCCATTAACTGTCTAAAGTTTTTTTCATTCCTAAGATATTAAAGACTAACACTACTGACATATCTAAGATGCTATTGAACTTACTTAAGTCATTATTACAAAGAGACATGATAGTAGATTCCCATGCAAACTTTTGCTTCTCCTGTTTTCTCTTCTGCTCTTTAATCTCATCAGCATCCTCAAGCACCTCATCATCAGGTACTACATCTACCAATAAATTAGTATAGGTATTTGTAAAATTCTCTCTGAATTTAATATACTCAGGTATCAATCCATAAACATCAGTAATCTTATAGTCTAAATACCAATCTAATCTATCTGATGGGCTGTAATTGTATGGCTCAATGATATCATCACCATAAACATTCTTAGATGTTCTCCTGTAGAGTAATGCTAAGATGTGGCAGAAGTGGTCTAAATAGTTATTAGAGAAGTAATGCTCAAGGTCTATAAACTCTCCTAGACTAATCTTAGTAAATGGCTTGAGTACATACTTATCTAGCTTATTCTTATACCTCTTAGATGGCTCTGAATTAATCCATTTAATTTGCTCAGTTAATACTGTAAGCTCATCTATATCTAGCTCCTCAAAGTCAGAAATATTGCTATCAGTTAAAGCAGAAAGTACATCAATCTGATAGTTGAACATTCCATCCTTACTGCTCAGCCTCCTGATCTCCAGGAACTGCTCCACTGATATCTGATTCCAATTCTTTGGGAGCTTGAGATTCTGCATGGTTAGTAATTTTATAAGTTACAAAGGTAAGGTAAGGGATAGAGATATCTGCTTTGAGCTTGCTGAATAGTTTAGCTTTGTGCTTAAGATGTGCAGGATCATAATGCTCAGTATTGGATAGGTCAGTTCGTTTGAACATTAGAGCCATGATGTCTGATATATATTCTTTATTATCTTTTTTAACAATCTTTTCAACAATCCTACTATCTTTTACTGAGAGCTTCATCTCAGCCTTATAAGTATAGCCATCTATCTCTATCTCTTCTACAGGATCTTTCTTATCATAGTTATTATTATTAAACTCTTTAACATTAGCTAAGAACAGGTCAAAGTCTACATCCATCTCCTCCTCAGTTATACCTAGATACTCAAAGACTTTACAATGTTTTTCAAGAGTATCATACTCTTCATTATTATGGATAGCAGATATCTTTTGAAACTGCTCCAATGTTAATTCATCCATCTTAGATGGGATTTCTTTGCCGAATAATTTTATCATAGTTTCTAATTTTTGAACAAATATAAAAAAAATATAATATAGTTATGACAAAAGATATACCAATCTATAAAATTACTATAGATCCTGAGTATTCAGATGGTGAAGAGTTAGGGATTGAGCAGATAGCTTTCACCTCAACTCCTGCTATTGTTACTAAAGGAATGGCATTTGATGAACACAAAAAATTGTTTTTCTCAGATGACTTAAAGTATAGAGTAGTAGCTCCTGCCATGATACCTATGGAGATATATAGGAATGATGAGAATGATGAAGAGTACTATGTACAATTTACAGCTGAGACTATTGAGCAGATTCATTCTAAATTCATGCAGGACCTATCTAATAGGAATGTCTTTAACCTAGAGCATGATACTGATAAGACAGTTCCTGCTTATGTACTTGAGGCATGGATAGTAGAAGATCCTAAGAAAGATAAAGCCTACTCTAGCTATGGTATTGAAGTACCTAAAGGCACATTAATGGTAACAGCTCAGGTAACTGATAAGGAGTACTATAATGAGCTAGTAGCAAATGAGCAGATAGGTTTCTCAATAGAGGGATTTCTAGGCTTAAAACTAAGTAATCAATTAAATAATAAATATAGTATGAAGTTACCTGATGGAGAACATCTAATCGAGGGTAAAATCTATGTCGTAGTAGACGGTGAGATTACTGAGATAAAAGATGCACCTGTTGCTGCTGAAGAGGCAATGACAGAAGAGATTGCACTAGAGACAGTAGTAGAAGAGGAAGTAGTTACAGAGACACCTGCCACAGAAGAGATGGCTATTGATCCTGCTGCTGATGCTGAAGCTATCCTGGCTATAGTACAACCTGTAATTGATGAGCAAATCAATGCTATTATAGCAATGATAGCTGATTTAAGAAATCACGTTGAAGAAATGATGGCTGAAGATGTTGCTACTGAGGAAGTAGTAGCTACTAAACTTACACAGCATGACAAGTTTAACATGGTAAGTAAATTTTTAAACAATAATAACTAAATAAAAAACAAAAAAAATGAGTAGAAAATTAAGATTCAACTTGGACATTGATGCATCTGCATTATTACAAGCAAACAGTGAGGCTTTTTATAGCCGAGCTTATTTAAATGAGGAAGTAGTAGACAACTACCGTACATTACCAGGAGTAAAGTATAAGACTAAAATTTCAAATGTAGTATTTGGACAGGTATTGCAGGCAGATAACTGTGGATGGAACGCTTCAAGTGATGACCTTGCATCTGTAGAGATAGATGTATGTTCTTTAAGTGCAATGGCACAAATTTGTCAGTTTGACTTAGAGCAGTCTTTTGTATCATTACAAATGACTAAAGGATCTAATGGTGATTTCACTGTTGCATCTTTTATGGATTACTATTGGAATGAGATGTCAAAGACTATTGCTGAGAATGTAGAGAAGTTACGTTGGTCAGGTGATACTGCATCAGGTACTGCTGCTTTAGCTCTATGTGATGGATATAAGAAGTCTTTAGTAGCTGATGCTGCTAATGTAATTGATATTCCATCTCCTGTAGCTATTACACCATCAAATGTACTTGCTAAATTAGCTTTAGTTTACGCTGCAATTCCTGCTGCTGTTATTGCTAACCAAGAGGAGTTAAGATTGTATGTATCATCTCCTGTAGCTACTGCTTATCGTGCTGCTGTTGCTGCATCAAACACTCAAGCTAACTTAACTCAAGCTCTAGACTTTACTTACTTAGGAATTAAGATGGTATTATGTCCAGGAATGCTTAGCAAGTCTACAATCGTAGCTTCACCTCGCAATAACTTTATCTATGCATTTGATGCAGAGGGAGATGGTAAAGCATTACGAGCTATTAATTTAGCTGATACTATTGCTGAGCCTGTTATCAGAACTCGTGCAAATATGAAAGTAGGGTTTACTCATGTTAATGGTGAGGAGATTGTATTCTACAACTCTGCTACATAATTAACTAATTTATAAATCTAAGGGAGTGCAAGCTCCCTTTACTTAAAACATATACAATGAGCTGTGAAGCATTACAAACAATAACTAAGCCCTGCGATAATAATATCGGAGGTATTAAAAAAATATGGATTAATGAGCAAGACAATGTTACTGCTACAGTAGCTCCTAATACATGGATATTATCTGCATTATCTGCTACATCTGATTATACTGTATTTGAGATTAACAGAAACACAGGTAATTATACTGAGGATACTGCAGTAGACCTAATCAATGGCTCTAGCTTTGTTACTCAGACTATTACTCTAATGTTTAACCGTAGAGATAAAGAGAAGTCAGAAGCTATCCATGTACTTGGTGCAGGTCAGCAATTTTTATCTGCATTGATTGAAGATGCAAATGGTAAGTATTGGTACTTTGAGAATCTACAACTTACTGCAACAGGTGAGGGATCAGGTACAGCAAGAGCTGATGGATCTAAATACTCCGTTACATTACTTGCAGAGTCTGAGCACTTGGCATATGAGGCTACATCAGGTCAAGTAGCAGGAGTTACTCCATAATACTAACACCCTAATAATTAAAGCTCTAGTAATACTAGGGCTTTTTTTTTAAACATTTTTTGACCTTAGTATAATATAGTTATATGATATACATTAAAAAAGATGAGGTCAATCAGATTATACTTACACTCACTGAGGTAAGTACACTGCCTACTCCTTATTATTTATTTGTTTTTCAGAATGAAATGGACAAGCTGTCTGCACCTATTACATTCTACACTGCTGATCTATCAGCTTATCCTGAAAGATTCAATCAGTTTGAGCTAGATGAGCCTGTAGATTTGGAGTTAGTTAAAGGACAGTATACATATAGCATCTATGAGTCAAGTACCACACCTCCAACTATTGCTAACTCTACAGGAGTAGTGATTGAAGAGGGCAGGATGGTAGTATCAGGACCAATAGTATCATCAATTTATGAGTAATTATGGCATTAAAAGATTTTTTTAAAACAGTAAAGAATGAAATAGTAGAGGGATATCAATCATTCTCTACTCCATTCCTTAAAGTAGGAGGTGCAAATCTAACTCTACCTTATGTTAATGGTAGGAATCAGACTAATGGATACATCCCCTTTGGGCAGGATAACCTATTCCCTGAACTACTCAATCAAATATTTTATTCTAGTCCATTACATGGCTCTATTGTAGGGTATAAAGTGAATGCAGCTGTAGGTGGTGGATTTAATATAGTAACTGATAGACTTACACCTCAAGATAAGCTAGAGCTATACACACTAGAGAGAAAATTAAACATAAAAAAGGTAGTTCCTGCAGTAACTCAGCAACTAATCCTACATAATAGAATATATTTTAAGTTATGTTTTGATGACAAAATGAAGCTCACTAAGATAGTCAATCTATCCCCTGAGAAACTTAGAATAAACTTAGATAGAAAGAGATACTATATCTGTGATGATTGGGCTAGTAGGATTGGAGTCCAGGAGATAAGGAGATACACTCCTACCTCTAGAGATTATGAGCAACTTTTTGTATATGAGGTAGAGAGTATTGGTCAGGATTATTATCCACTACCTACCTACACCTCAGCACTTAATTTTGCTTTCTTATCAGGTGAACTTAGCTACTTTGCTAAAAGTAATATCCAAAATTCAGTATTTCCTAGCTTTGCTATGATGTTCCCTAAAAGACCTCAGTCTGAGGAGGAGAAAAACATGATAAGAAATACTATTGATAGATTGAAAGGTGCTGCTAATGCAGGTAAAGCTGTAGCATTCTTTGCTAATAGTCAGGACCAACTGCCAAAGATAGAGTCACTGCCAACTAATGGTAATGATAGTCTATTCCAAGAGGCATCACAGCTGAATACTGAGCAGATTTGTTTTAGTCACACTATTGATCCTATACTTATGGGAATCCGTACAACAGGCTCACTAGGTAATGGCTCAGATATTAAGCAGGCTTATATCATATTTGAGAAAAATGTAGTAATGCCATTGAGAGATATGGTATCTGACATCTTTAATGAGCTGTTATTCATAGCTAAGATAGATGCAGATTTTACTATCAATAACTATCAGATAATTAATGAGGCAATAGTAGAACTTGAGGGAGATACCTCTAAGACTAATGATGCTTTGAATAGTCTATCACCTTTGGTAGCTACTAAAGTACTTGAGACTATGACTGAGAATGAAATTAGAGCCTTAGCATCACTACCTCCTGTACAGGGAGGAGATAAAAGCAAGTCACAAATTGCACAAACACCTATACTATAATGCTATACTTTATAACAGAAACTTACTTAAAGAATAACACACCCATCACAGCTAATGTAGATGTAAACAATGTTACTCCTTACCTAGCTACTCAAGCTCAACTGAGAATCATGCCTATCTTAGGTACTACATTCTATAATGACTTGCTTACTAAGTACAATGATCAGACATTAGATCCTGATGAGGAGGTGCTAGTTACATTTATACAGCCAATTATAGCATGGAGAGCAGCAGAAGATGCTGTATTTGGTCTTAGTCTACAGCTAAAGAATAAAGGTCTACAGACTCAGTTTGGAGATAACTCAGCATCTGTAGATAGAGGTACTATAGCATTTTCAATGGAGCATTATGCACAGAAAGCCTCGTTTTTTGAGCAAAGATTAATAAGATACCTACTTAAGAACAGAGCTTTGTATCCAATATTCACAGGTACAACTAACAGAGATACTGACTTAAGACCTATGATAGATGGATGTAACTGTCTATCTAATGGCTTACTAGAGTGCAATGGTCTATGTGGAGGTGCAGGTAACAATGGCTATAATAATTCAATCTTAATAATATGAAGCACTCAGGAGTCTTATCAATTATAGTATTCAGCACAGGATACTTAACAGGCATATCATTACTATTTGAGCCTGCTATATATCTTAAGTTAGCAGGAGCTACAGTGATAGGATATCTTACTTTTATTCTAGCATTACAATGGGAAGGACAGGAATGAAAGCACAACTATCCCTACTATTAATATCAATTCAATCAGAAATATTGACACTTATATCTATTTGCTTTGCATTCTTTTTACCAATAAGTGGCATCCTGTTAATGATTGGAGTATTAATATGCATTGATACTATCACAGGTATTTGGAAAGCTAAAAAAATAGGGGATAAAATAACTAGCAGAAAGCTCTCATCTATCATTAGTAAGCTAGCACTTTATGAAGTTACTGTGATTATGTTCTTTTTGATAGATCAATTCATACTAAATGATATCATTCTCACTTTTTTCAGTGTACCATTTATGCTCACTAAAGTAGTGGCTCTAGTATTATCTAGTATTGAGGTAATGTCAATCAATGAGAATTATAAAGTAGTAAAAGGTATAGACCTATGGCAGTCAATGAAGCTACTATTTGCAAGAGCTAAGGATATTAAAGAGGACCTAAACAAACTGAAATGACTAGATGGGAACTTACATCTAAATACGGTACTGCTAATGTAACAGGAGCAGGTTACTTAGTGAAGATTAAACTACCATATCCTATGCGTATTGCTTGGGACTTAGACAGCACTGTCAATTCTATGATGTGCCATAAGTTAGTAGCTGATAATTTTACTGCTGTATTCAATGAGCTTCTAGCTACCTATGGATATGATAAGATTAAGGAGTTAGGGATAGATTTATTCGGTGGATGTTTCAACTATAGAAAGATGAGGGGAGGTACAGCACTATCCATGCACTCATGGGGTATTGCAATAGACTTAGATCCTGCTAGAAATCTACTCAAAGAATCAGCGAAAACTGCAAGATTTGCAAGACCTGAGTATAAGGCAATGATAGATATATTCTATAAGCATGGCTTTATATCTTTGGGTAGAGAAAAAAACTACGATTGGATGCACTTTGAAATAAAAGAATGATGAGATACTTAGCTATAATCTTACTACTCAGCAGCTGCTCTGCACAATACCATCTTAATAAAGCAATTAAGAAAGGATATAAATGTGAAGAGACAGGCGACACAATTCGTATAATGTCGGTAGATTCCATCCCTGTTATAATTCATGATAGCATAGTGTGGGAGAAATTCATCACTACTAAAGATACTATCATAAAGTATAAGACAACTTATGTTCCTAGAACAAGATACCAGGAGAGACTAGCTTATAAACTTAAGGTAAAAACTATCTACAAAGATAGGATAGTAGAGAAAGCACAGGCTAAGGCTACAAGACCTAAGACTAGAGGCAATCTTAGTCTATTATTTGTAGGAGTAGGCATAGGCTTACTGCTATCATATCTATTTAAATTTACAAAAGACAAATATTTGTTGTAAGTTTACACCACTATGGTAAGAAAAAGACTGTTTTTTGACATTGAGACATCATTCAATGTCGGTATATTTTGGCGATCAGGATATAACCTCACAATCAATCCAGGTGACATCATTCATGAGAGAGCTATTATCTGCATCTGCTACAAATGGGAGTCAGAGAATGATGTACAGTTCTTAACATGGGATAAAAAGCAATCAGATAAGGCAATGATTAAGGCATTCCTTAAAGTTATGGCTCACGCAGATGAAATTGTGGCTCATAATGGGGATAGATTTGACCTCAAATGGCTACGCACAAGAGCCATAATACATGGACTTGATGTTATGCCCTCACCTAAGACTATAGATACTCTTAAATGGGCTAGAAAGTACTTTAATTTTAACAGTAATAAACTAGACTATATAGCTAAGTATTTAGGAGTAGGTCAAAAGATGGATACAGGAGGACTAGACCTGTGGAAAGATATAGTATTTAAGAAAGATCAGCAGGCAATGGATAAGATGGTAGAGTATTGTAAAATGGATGTCACTGTACTAGAAGCTGTATTTAATAAGCTCAATTCTTATGCAGCTCCATCTACTCATTATGCTGTAATGGAGGGAGATGAGAAGTTCTGCTGTCCTGAATGCACTAACTATAATGTGAGATATAATAAACAGGTAGTAACTGCAGGAGGTACTATCCATCATTGGATGAGATGTGATGACTGCAAAAAATATTATAAAATAAATAATAAAACTTACACAGAGTATTTAAAATTCAAATATAAACACTAACTTTGCATAGTTCCATAGTGTAGAAAGCAGTTGTAAGCTCCCCAGCACGCAGCTGCTTTTTTTTTTGCATGAATAATGCTAAATATAGTTTACAAATAACGATACTTTTGTAAGATATGCTTTACATAATAGGCATAATTCCGATTATGTCCCGTTTTTTAAGAAATAAATTGGACTTTTTATGGTTATAATCTTAATAATAGCAAAGGTTTTAAGGTTTTAACCTGTCGGTATTTCCGTCAAGTTGGTTGCAGTCGCAAATTGCGACCTCAGTTATATGTTTTACCTTTACTTTACTACATTATTAAGTAAAAATTACCCTTGTTATATGTTTTACCTTATTTAGAATGAATATAAATTACTCTTTTTTATTGCAGTTATAAAACTTTATACTATCTTTGGCGTATAGTTATCAACAATTAAAACTTTTACACATGGACAAAGAACAAATTTTAAAGATTATTTTTACTGAGGAGGCATCACTGTATGATCAGGCTAAAGAATTTCAAGAGGCTTTTGGATCAGCTGATGAGGCTACTCAAAGAATTGTTACTAAATGGATTGCAATTACTAACCTAATAGAAAAAATTAATGAAAAAACTAATTAATTATTTTACTCCTGTAGGAGCTGAAGAGAAAGCATTTGCTATAGCTATGCTTATTGTTACAACTGTAACATTATCAATCTTATTTTTATTCACTTTCTTAGAACTTATATTATGAACTTTATAGACTTATACAAAAATGGCAATCAATACATCTCTAATTGGACCACTGACTATGACAGTGATGTATACATAGCAGGTACTATTGAGCCTTTTACCTACAATGCTACAGAGACTGATGAGGAATATATGTCCCTGTTTATTTTAAGTGATGCAAATCTTAACCTACTTAAATCTAAGCTATGACAATTAACGCAATTATAAAGTTTTGGACTAGCAGGAGAACAGCAGAAGAGATACGAGGTGGATTTAATCTGCCTCTTTACCTCAGGTATTTACAAGTTATAAATAATAAATCTAATGACTGAGTTCACACAGCTAGCTATTGAGGTCCAGGATGCTATAGCTAATGGTGATTATACTCACCAAAAATACCTGAGATTCAGAGAGTGGTACTTTCAGAACTATGAGGGTACTAAAAGGAATGCTAACAGAGATTTTGCAATGTTTGATTTAATGTATGGCTTAGATGTGCCAATTAAAAATGATGATAATGAAGATATATAAAGTAGTATATAAGACCTTTGACTATTGGAATGGTCCTGTAAAGTTAGTGACTAGGATAGTGGAGGCATATGATGCTGATCATGTTAAGCAGCTCATACAGAAGAATGATGATTTAATTCTATTAATTGAAGAGGTATGAATGACATCATAAGAGAAAGGTATCCATTTGAGCCTACTAAAAAGATAGCAGATGACTTAGGACTTAGTGAGTCATCAGTATATAATAGAGCATGGAGTATGGGTATTAAGAAAGATCCTGTTTACTTAAGGTCTACTCAATTCCCTCCAGGTTATCTAGGTGGTAAAGCTACTCAATTTAAGAAAGGCACTGTACCTGCTAACAAAGGACAGAAAATGTCCACAGAAGTATATCAGAAAGTGGCTAAGACAATGTTTAAAAAAGGCACTGTACCTCCTAACACTCAACCTATAGGTACTATCCATCAGAGAAAGGATACAGGAGGTAAGATGTATCAGTATATTAAGCTAGCAGATTGTAATTGGCAGCTGCTAAACAGGTACACTTGGGAACAGCACAATGGACCAATTCCTAAGGGGATGGTAGTAGTGTATAAGGATGGTAATTATCTGAATAATGATATTAACAATCTGCTAATGATAACTAAGAAAGAAAATATGGCTAGAAATACCATACAAAGATTACCTAAAGAGCTTCAGCAGGTAATGAGATTAAAATGTAAACTAATAAATAAAATAAATAAAAATGGCACACAACAAACTAAGTGATTTAAGAGATCACATCTTCATGGCACTTGAAAGACTAAGTGATGAAACATTAACAACAGACCAGGTGAATGTAGAAGTGGATAAAGCTAAGGCAATATCTCAGCTTGCAGGTACTCTAATCCAATCTGCTAAAGTAGAGATTGATTTCATTAATGCTACCGGTGTAATGGAGTCTCAATCAGATCTATTTAAGTCAGTAACACAAAGTAAGTTATTATGACAGCAGTACAGCAGGTGTTTAGTGACTTAGAGAAGTTACAGCCCCATCTATTCAATATGCACTCAGTAGAGGGTAGAGAGTTTGTCAATCACTTTCATAAGTATTTGGCAATAGAAAGAAAGCAGATTACTAAAGCATTTGATATGGGTGAAAAATATGAATATCATTATCTTAAAAATTCATCACCTAAAATTAATTCAGATGAATACTATAATCAAACATATAAATCAGAACAATGAAACAGACAACAGTAGAATGGTTATACAACAACCTTAAATCACATTTTGAACACGATGGAGATTTACTTGAAGTTGTTAAAATGAGTTTTGAACAAGCCAAAGAAATGGAGAAGGAGCAGATTGCACAAGCATTTGAAGATGGTGCACAAGAGTACTATAATTATTTATACACAGAACAATGAAAGAAATAAAATTTTTAAAAGAACAAATCAAAAAGTATCAGCTAGATACTGACTGCAGAAATAGAGCATATGTCTATAAGAGATACTATGTAATGTACAGGCTGAACAAATGTAAGGTATCTCTCACTCAAATAGGTAAGATGCTGAATAGACATCATGCTACTGTTATTCATGGTATCAGAATGCATAGAAGATGGACCAGGATGCAGGATAAAGTATATCTCCATGAGATAGAGCCATTAGTGCAGACTGCTATTAATAATTATTATGAGGATAAGTATAAAGTTTCGGCAATAGAGAACTTTAACTACATCAATGTGAGGATTCAGATGCCATGGGAGTATGATAAGGTCCATCAATTTAAAGAATATATGACAGCTAAAGAACTAGCAGAAATAATTTAAGCCCTTCGGGGCTTTTTTTGTGCAATGTTAAAATGGTCCTTACAACTTTGCACAAAAGATTGCACATAAAATAGAATTGATTATCAGTAATTTAGATTGATTTGTGCAAAGTTTTGAGAAAAAGCCCCTACCCTATATATACTATAAGACCAGGATGAAAAAAAAAAAGTAAAAAAAAAGACCAACTTTGCACAAAGCCTTGGTACTGCTAGCTTTTGGGTGTGCAAAGTCTGTGCAAAGTTGTATGTTGATAAAAAAAGATTGCACACTTTGTAAAGTATTAATAATTATTATTACATTTGTAAAAATTAGACCAGCCAATGACAAAG